CACTTGAGACCAAGCTCCTCTCGGCCCGGTACGGCGCACAGGCCAGCGCCGCCATCTTCGCCCTGAAGAACGCCCAGCCTGACGAGTGGCGCGACCTGAAGCACACCGAACATCAGCACCTCCACGCTATTCGGCAGCTATCAGACGCTGAATTGAACAGGATTGCCGCCGGTCAGGTGGGATCGGTGGGCGATGGTGTGATCGATGGGACGTGCGAGCACCTCGATCCGCAACAGCCTCACGACCGTTAGGGTGTTGCAGGGCGTGACGCCCTAGCCACGCAGGTGCGAGATCACTGTGTTCTCGCAGTCGCGAGCATCGATTGATCGTTTGCGCCTCGATGCAAGAAAGTCAATGATATCAGGGGTTTCTCGCGGCCCGAAACGCCGGGGGAGGGGAAAATTTTTTTGGGAAAGCATGCTTAAACGTCAAACACCCCCCACATTTCCGCCACCCCCAAATACTTCAGGCCCCGCCATTTACAGGACGGTCCCATCTGAGCGCGGGATCAAACCCATAATCCCACTCGAAGCACAGAAATTCGATGCACGCCCATTCGTATTCGGAGACGCTGTGGGCTGGCGTCGGTTTGATCAGCATGCCTGCCCATTCCTGATAGCCGCGCGCCATCAGGAAGCGGTAGGGAGGACCATCGTCAATCGGGTTGCCGAACCACTTGTTCATCAGGGCGCGCTGTTCGTCTGTTGCTTGCGGCATGTTAATTTTTCCGGTTCCATTTGCGGCGATATCAATCCGTACATTTTCAGGGGCCAGTCCTAATAGAATTACCGGAGCCGCCGCGTCAGTTCAGGCAGACCAGCGTGATCAGAAACCCTATCAGGAGCAGCAGCACGTCGAGGGTGAACGAGGCGCTGCCCCTGTAGATGGCCGCAAAGCCGATCGGCACCGTGACGCCGCAGGACCAAGCCATCGCCTTCAGTTCGCGTTTTCCAATCATCGATCAGAAAACCGTGCGCCGCCCTTGCCGTCCACGATGGCCCGCCCGCAGACATCGGCATGGGCTTGCAGGCGTTCAATTAGCTGCAAGGTCTGATGCGGGGTCAAGCCGATGATGACCTGACCGCAATTGCCGCCGGGTCTGGTGTTGAACGTCAGCAGCACTTCGCCGTTCGCAGCGAAGGTCGTCACGTTGACGTGGGCTGGCTCGTCAATGAGGACGATACCGCCGGGCAGGATTGTGCCGGGTGTAGTCATGAGTGTGCCTTGTCGCTGATGGATTTGATCTGCGCCGATGCGATGCGGGCCTTGGTGACGGCTTCGGCGTGGCCGCGCTCGGCTTGCGCATAGGTCGCATAGCGCCATTGCTCGCTGTCGAGCGGGCCGCCGAATATCATGGTCTCGAATAAAACAGGATCGCCGCTGCTTCGCATGTTGTGATCGAGACCAAGGAAGACGGTCGAGACCCGCACATTGCCGATCTCGGTGTTTGCCACTCCCCATGCATCGCCTTTGCCAGCGACGGTGTCGTCATAGCGGCGCTGGCACGCCTGCGCCCACGTCATCACATCCACCGCGAACGGCACGCGATCAACGAGGATGTAGTATTGGGGCCAGAGTTCGCTCATGCCATCGCTTCCATCGCCGCGAATGCTTGCTCGACCCCGGCCAGGAACGCCATTGCGGCGGGCAGCGAGGGCGCGTCATAGGCGATATCGCCGGTCGGCCCGCTCCACAGTATCTCGACGTGCCAGTGATCTTCGACCCGGCAGATCGATCCTGACAGCGTGGTCTCGTCACGCTTGATCAGGGTCAGGCTCTCATCGACCTGTTCGGTTTGGAACTTCATCGTTTGACCTCCGGCTTCCGTATCTGCTTGGCGATGTCCTCCAGTATGTCCGGCAACGCCAGCGTCGTCTCCAGATCGGCTTGGCAGGAAAAGCCGTTGCCATGGTCGCCGCCAATGACGATCAGGATCACGCCGCCGCCGCTTTGAAGCACCGTGCCGCCAAGGCCAACGTACTCGCGCACGGTTGTGCAGAGATCGTCATACTTGCCCGGTCCTATCGCCATCGTTGTCCTCCTCGTTGGGTTCATTGATCGCATCGACCACCAGCTTGGCGATCCGCTCGCTCGACCCCAGCAGGAACGCTTCCATCTTGGTGGCGGTCTCAAACACATGGTCGAGGTGGAACGCCGTCATGTTTTTGCCCTCCAGCTTGTACTGCTGATAGAGCGCGCCATCCTGCACGGTATTGATGTCGTGATATTTGAGCGCGAGGCTCAGTGCGATCGAGGCAATGGCGTGCGCTGGGGCCACCGGCACGTCGCCCAGTGGCTGCAGTTCTTCGAAGGGTCTCACGTCATCCGCCATCTTTGATCTCCGAAAATAAGGAACGCGTCATGTCGGCATCCGCCCTGCTGCTCGGCTTCCTTAACGTCTGCCTGACGATTGCTGTCATCATCCTGATCGTGTTTGTGATCCTGTGGGTGCTGCAATCGCTGTTCGGCATCACACTGGATGCCAACATCATCAAGTGGGGCCGCATCGTGGTGGCGCTGATCTGTCTCATCGTCATCGTATCATGGTTGCTGTCGCTGCTCGGCACCGGCTCGTATCTCGGGCCGCATTTTCTCGGACATTGGTGAGCCTTCCCCCGCACGACAGTATCCTTCTGGGTGCGGCACCTCCGGGTGAGGGCGCAAATGCCTCACCCGGTTTTTCCACATAAATCCGATCAGGCCGTACAAATTTCGCCAAATTGTGGTCGTAATGAATGCGACCTGAGAAATCACTGATGGAATTGCCGTTCTGCAAGATCTGCGGTGAGCACCATCGCCTCGGTCACTGTCCTGAATGGGACAGTCCACCCATCCCGCTGCTTAAGCCCCCAGCCCAAGGGCGGGATCTGGCACCGGATCAGTTGCCCGCTGGTCCGGTGTCAGTCAATCGGAGTGACCATGAAAAAAGCCAGCCTGATCCGGCAGTTGAAGAAGAAGGCCCCCGTGCTGTTGCGCAAGACCAAGGGCGTGAAGGTGCCCAGCTTGCGCAAGGGCGGGCGTTCCAGCCGGAAGACATGAAGCAGGAGACCATGCCGGTGACGCGGCAGCGGTTCGATCGCAACGCCTACCAACGCGAACTGATGCGCAAGAGGCGCAAGCAAGGGGAAAATGCATGATCGCGTTGACGGTGAATTTGGACGGCGACGGCGCGCTGAAGGGTATCGGTCATCTTGAGGAAGCCGACGCCATCGAGGTGTTGGTGCTGGATCATGGCATGGCGAGCGGCAAGCCGTCCGTGACGCTGCACATCACGTTTCAGAACGCTATCGGGGATCGGCATGTCGTGGCGCAGACCTCGGCGCGGCTGTTCTGCACGGCGGCCAAGATGATCGAAGCCAAATACCCTGACCTGTTCGCCGAATAGGGGCACGCCATGCACACCAAGGATTTTCTCGCGCAGGAACTGCGCGCCGCCGGTCTCGATGAAATGGCCGACAAGGCCGCGACCGGCTACTACCACGATTACTTGTCGCCGCTGGATCTCCCGGAAATGGAGCTAGCCGCTGATCTGCAGGAAGCGGGCACGCCGCAAGCACTCGCGCTGCGCAGGCGGCATATCAATGGCGAGTTCGACGCCTCGAAAGAAGAGAGCGACGAATGGGCCGCTTCACCGGAAGGGCAGGCGGCCTTCAAGACGCTGATGCGACGCTGATGGCGACCGTCAGGAAGGGCACGCTGACGCCAGTGCCAAGCCTCTGCGGCTGGTGGAAGCATCTTCGACGGTACGGCAAGCGGCTTTACTGGAAGCGCGAGCGCAAGGCCGCCAAGGCGTCGCTGCGCTAATCACAAAGGACATCGATATGAAGTTGCTCTGCCTGCTTCTGGCATTGCTGCTTGCTGCCCCCGTGCAGGCGCAGGAAAGCCCCGGCACCAGCCCGCTCTCGATTGCCAAGGGCGGCACCGGAGCGTCGTCCGTCTCAGGCGCGCAGGCCAACCTCGGGCTGGCACCAAGTTCGCTGGATAATCTGCTGCCCAATGTGCAATGGCAGCAATGGACCAATAATTTTCCGAACGTCGCGCAAAATTCGACCGGCACCGCATCACAGTCGCCCGCCATCTGCGCCTCGTTCGATCCCGTCAACGGCCAGCCGACGTTTCATTGCACCAACACCGGCCAGATCAAGCCGGGCGATATTGTTGTCGTCACGACCGGAGCCTTCACCACCGGGTCTTACACCTCCTTCTGGGGCTGGGCCTCGGCGGGGTTCATCACCTGCTCACAGGTGTTGTGCGTCCCGACCACGGGAACGACCTCGGGCGACTGCTCGACCCAGCCCGCCACTTGCTATGTGACCGGCGGACGTGTCGTCGCCGTCACCCCGAATAGTTCGATCCTCGTCAACGGCTATCTCGGCGCAGTTTCGGCAACCACCAGTTCGGCGGTCTATCTGTTCCCGGTCGTGCGCGGCGACCTCGGGGCCTACAACGTCACCGCCGATGGCTGGGTCAAAACCGCTTCGCTCAACGTCTTCCCCGATGATTTCGCGGCAAATTCCTATCCCGGCGCGCTGCGCACCCTGTTGATGCGCAAGGGCATCACGGGCCAGGAATTTATGAAATGGGTCGCGCCGTCGAATAACATCGCGCGGTTTCAGGGCAGGACGATCACTTGCGGCGCGGTGGTCAAGCAGACCGTGCAGGGCGGCGTCAATACTTGGAATTTGCACATCGATGACGACGCTGGAGGCAGCGCCAGCGCCAACGGCACCTTCGGCGGCTATCAGTTCCTCTCGGTCACCCGCACCATCTCGGCCACCACGACCTCGGTGTCGTTCTATTTCAATTTGCTGGGCAACGCCGGGGATGTCTATTACGCGGCGCTGCCGACCTGCTTCTTTGGCAATGCGATGGCACAAAGCCAGTTGCATCAGAACTCCAACGAGACCATCCGCGCCAACAGCCATTGCAACGCCCCGGTGCTGACGCCGCTGATCGTGCAGTTCACCAACGCGATCGGCTCGGGCTATGGCTGGGGCAACCTCGATCTGGAAGCCATGACGATCGGCTGTTACCACCACTCGCTGGGCCGTGTGTGGGCCAAGATCGAATGGACGACCTCGGCGGTGGGGGCCTACATTTTCTTCGGGCCGAATATCAACCAACTGACCTTCGGCCCGCAAACCGTCACCAACGTCTCGGGTCAACCCAATGTCGGGTTGGGGCCGCTGCCGCTGTTCCATGACGGCACCTTCGTCATATTCAGCGACCGGCAAAATCTGATCCCAATTGCAGGCACCGTCGATTTCTGGGACGGCGAAAGCGCGCTGCCGAACTCGATCAATTAGGACGCTGCGATGAAACCGATCCTGCTGCTGTTACTGCTGTGGCCCGCACTGGCCCACGCCGACGACGAGGAGGATCTGCGTAACGCCAATGCGTGGTGTACCAAACGCTATCTCGACCGCGCCCATCCGGGAAAATTCCAGCCGGGCTTTGAGGCCTGCGAGAAGATCGTCAACGCGTGGCAGGCGCGGCAGATGCAGTGGAACGACATCAGCCAGCACAAGGCCAAAATCGACGGCATCGCCGCCGGTCTGAAATAGAGTGATCCATGGCAGATCCGCTGTCCGCGCTGCGCGACCGTTACGCGCAACCGGACGCGGCTTCCCTGCTGGCGCAGCAATATCAGCAATTGCTCTATGCCTATGGCCCCGGCAGTGACAGCGCAGGCAACATCGATCTCAACAAGCGCCCCATCGTCAAAAATCCAGACGGCTCGATCTCGACGGTTCGCTCGGTCGGCGTCAATCTCGACGGCAGGGAAACGCTGCTGCCGACCGTGTCGCCGGAAGGCAAAAATCTTTCGCTCCCCGAAGCCATCGACCTCTACCGAACGACCGGCCAGCACCTCGGCAAGTTCGACACCGTCGATCAGTCCAATGCCTATGCGCAGGCGCTGCATGAGGCGCAGGCCAAGCAATATCTGCCGCAGTCTGCCGCCGATCAGGCCGCGATGATGCCCGAAACCTTCGTGCCGCAAGGCGTGGCGGATTGGACGAAGCAGGCGGCGGCCAAGGATGTCGATCTGATCAGCGACACTGCTCGTGGATTGCTGACGCTGCCGCAGCGCGCCTTTGGGGCGTCCGAGATGATGCGACAGGGCGGCGCTTATGATCCCGCGCCCATCGTGGAAGCCGCTACGCTGCCGATGGGCACCGGCGCAATCGCGGGCGTGCCGATGAAGGCGGGCGAGACCGCGCTCGGCGCGGGTTTGATCCGCCCCGACATCCTGCAGGGCGATCTGCGCGCCTCGACCCGGTTTCCGACCGCAATGAAGGCGACCGAAGATCCGCTGCGACAACACCTGTCGATCGGCACCGAAGAGATGCGCGCCTCGCCGGGCTTTGAACACAACGTCTCGCTGCTCGGCGACTATCCCGGCTTCGGTCGGCTCAAGCAGATGGACCCTGAAAGTGCGGTGAGCGCCTATCTCGATCAGGCGCGCGGCAATCTGCAATATCTGTATCAACGCTCGCCGGACGTGATGCGCGAACGCTCGCCGCTCTGGTACGAGGGCGCGCATGAAATCTCCGATGCGCTCGCGCAACGCTGGGGCGTCCCCCGGCAATCATCGTCAGCGGCGCTGGCCTCGCTGTCGCCGCAGATGGACTGGTTCAAGAACGCCTCGCTCGGCGAGCGCACGGGCGACATCCTCACTGGTGCTGCGGCTGGCAAGCCGATGACGCCCGAGATGGAAGCCTTCGCTAGAGGCGCGCCCTCCCTGCAGTCGCCGAAAAATGCCGAATTGTTTGCCTCTATCGCGGGCAAGAAACTCGACCAGCTTTCCGACCCGACCGAGAAGGCGTTGTGGATCAGGCTTTATGACGAGGCGCACAACCCGCGCCCCTATCGCGAGATCACGCCAGAGGGCAACTATGGCGGCTTCGTCCTCAATCAGGACCAGACCCCGGCCAAGGTCGGCTGGGGTGCGCTGGGCGAGATTGGCAAGGCGGTCAAGAGCCTCGAAAGCGGCGGCAACATGGACGTGATTTCGCCGACGCTCGGCACCAAGCACAAGGTGCGAAGTTTTTACAACAATATCGAAGTGCCCAACGACCCGCGCTTCGGTGACGTTACCGCCGATACCCATCAGGTCGCCGCAGCCCAGATGCGACCGCTATCGGGATCGTCGCCAGCCGTCGCGCATAACCTCGCTTCAAGTCTGCCGCCCGCGCAGCAACCGCCGGGGTTCATCCCTGAAAGAAGTTCGGCAATCTCGGGCGTACAGGGCACCTACGGCCTCACCGCCGACGCCACCCGCCAGATGGCGCTGGAGCGCGGCATGCTGCCGCGCGCCGCCCAGTCAGCGACGTGGGAACCGGTGCGCGAGCTATTCCCAGCCAAGTTCAAGACTGCTAAAAACACGCAGGCAGTGGACGACATCTGGAAAGCATATGACCGTGGCGACATCACCCTCGACAGCGCCCGCGACAAGATCTTCGATTTTGCTGGCGGAATTGGCACACCGGGCTGGGCACGATCTGGTCTTAGAACGATTGCTCCGGGGCGGGGGTCGACCTACCGCTGACGAATATATTTCGATGCAGTGGCTGGGCACGCCGCCGGAAGAAATGGACGCTGAAGAGCGCGAGATCATCGAGCTACTCACCGAACTCGAAACCGCAGACTGACCCGGACATCAAGCGTCTACGAAAGAGCCACCCTCGCGGTGGCTTTTTTATTGCCGAAATAACTTCGACCTTGGCCCTCGGGAGAGCGAAATAATTTGCCGCTGATTTCAGCGGGCGATGCGGCGTCGGAAATACTTCGACGCAAGCAAGTCCGTTCTTCCCTGCAGAAATGGTGCGAGGCGAATGGATACCTACCGGCGCGGCATCATCGCCTTCTGATCGAAAAACTGGAAGCGGTGGCGCGCGGCGACATTTCCAGGCTCGCGGTGTTCATGCCGCCCGGCTCGGCCAAATCGACCTACGCTTCAATTCTGTTTCCGCCATGGTGCATGGCGCAGCATCCAGCGGCGCAGTTCCTCGCCGCCTCGCACACCACCGAACTGGCGGAACGCTGGGGCAGGCGGGTGCGCAACCTCGTTGCCGAGAACCGCTCGATCCTCGGGCTTGAACCGACCGAAGACAATCAGGCCGCCGGGCGCTGGGCGCTGCAAAGCGGCGGCGAGTACATGGCGGCGGGTGCCAATGTCGGCATCGCCGGGTTTCGGGCGCTGTTCGGCCTGATCGATGATCCGGTGCGCTCGCGACAGGACGCCGACAGCCCGCTGATCAGGGACCGCTTGTGGGATTGGTACCTGAACGATTTCAGGCCCCGTCTGGTGCCGCATGCACGTCAGGTGCTGATCCAGACCCGCTGGCATGAAGACGATCTGGCGGGGCGCGCGCTCAATCACCAGCCATGGGAGGTGTTGAGCCTGCCAGCGATAGCCAAGACCGACGATCAACTCGGTCGCGCCGTCGATGAGCCGCTGTGGGGTGACGACGATTACGGCTACGGCGCGCAACTGATGGAATTGCGCGATACCACGCCGCCCCGGATCTGGTCGGCGCTGTATCAGCAAGCCCCGGCCCCCGATGAGGGCGAGTTTTTCAAGGAAGAATGGCTTCACCCGCTCGACATCACGCCCAATTCGAAATTCATGCGAATTTACGGCGCGTCCGACTATGCGGTGACGCAAGGCGGTGGTGACTACACCGTGCATGTGGTGTTCGGCGTCGACCACCTCAACAATCTTTACCTGCTCGACCTGTGGCGCAACCAGACATCCAGCGATGTCTGGGTCGAGGCGTTCTGCGACCTCGTTGAGAAGTATCGTCCATTGGCGTGGGCCGAAGAGAACGGCCAGATCAAGTCCGGCGTCGGGCCGTTTCTGGAAAAGCGGATGCGAGAGCGCCGCGTCCACGTCAACCGTCAACAATTCCCCACGCGGGGCGACAAGGCGGTGCGCTGCCGCTCGATACAGGGGCGCATCGCCTTGGATGGCCTCTACTACCCGAAGAATGCCCACTGGGCAGCGGATTGGCTCGCCGAGATCTTGGTGTTCCCGGCGTCCAAGCACGACGATCAGGCCGATGCGATGGGCCTGTGCGGCCAACTGCTCGACCAGATGGTGAAGGGGCGCGCCGGAAACCCGGCGAGGCCAACCTTGCCCGATGACGGCTACCGCCGGAAGACACCGAAAACCGTGGACGCGATGACGCTATGATCGACATCGACAGCAAAGAGACCGAGATCGATGATGGGACCGGCACCTCCGATCTGATCCGGCGTCGCCGCGAGTTCGAAAATTACGCCCAGAGCAAAGCCCGTGAGATCGATGAGCAGCGGCTGCACTGGCGCTACTATCACGTCGACCAGTGGAGCGCCGATCAGATCCGCACCTTACGCAAGCGCGGCCAGCCGCTGATCACCTTCGATCGCACCGGCAGGAAGATCGACAGCTTGGGCGGCACTATCCGCCGCCTGCGCACCGATCCGAAATGCTTTCCCAACACGCCGAACGGCGAGGAGGGCGCAGAGGTCGCTACCCAAGTGATCCGCAATATCTGCGACGCGTCGAACGCCGAAGACCTTGAGGTGGAGTGCTGCAAGGACGGGCTGGTGCATGGCTTCGCCGTCGATGAATTGATGCTGGTGCAGGGCGACAAGAAAGATCCCGATCTGCGCTTCCAGTATGTCGACCCCAAGACCTTCTTCTATGACCCGCGATCCCTGCGGACCAATTTCGAGGACTGGCGCTATCACGGCGTTTACAAATGGGCCGACATTGACGAGTTGGACGAACTCGGGCCGGGCGTCGCCGACATGGTGGCGGACAGTCTCAACAACGATCACGGCTATTGGACCGCGTTCGATACCGACCGCGAGGTGATGTGGGTCGATAGTCGCCGAAGGGTTCGCCTGATCGACCATTGGTACAAGCGCGGCGGGATCTGGAAGTGGTGCCTGCACGCGGGCACGGTCGAGATCATGTCGGGCGACAGTCCGTTCTTCAATGCGCGCGGCATGTCGATCTCGAAATACAACGCCTTTGCCAACATGATCGATGTCGATGGCGATCACTACGGATTTATCCGGCGGCTGCGTGGCCCGCAGGATGCGATGAACCAGCACCGCTCCAAAGCCATCCACCTGATGAACACGCGACAGATTAAACTGAAGGACGGCTCGGTCGATGACATCGAGGTGACGCGACGCGAGGCCGCGCGGGCCGATGGCACGCTGGTCTATCGCGGCGACAAAAACGATCTGGAGATCCTGACCCCGGATCAGGAATTTTTGCAGCAGACCACCTACTATCAGGACGCCAAGACCGAGATCGACAGCTTTGGCCCGAACCAGCAATTGATCCAGCAGTACGGCCAGAACACCAGTGGCCGGGCCGCCAACATGTTGCAGCAGGCTGGTCTCGCGGAGTTGGGGCCGTTCCTGAAAAACTTTCGGATGTGGAAGCTGGCGCGTTACGAGGCGGCGTGGTGCGCGGCGCAACGCTACTGGACCTCTGATCGCATGCTGCGGGTGACCGGCGACCAGCAGGTGGCGCAGTTCATGCAGATCAATGGCGTGCAACTGAACGAGTACGGCTTGCCGATGCTGGTCAACATGCTCGGCAACATCGATGTCGAGATCAAGGTCGAGGAAGGCCCCGACACCGAGACCATCATGGGTGATGTCTATGACCTCCTGATGAGCCTCGCCCAGAACAACGTGCCGGTGCCGCCTGCGGCGATCATCGCGGCGAGTAGCCTGCCGATGTCGGAGAAGCAGAAGCTGACGCAGATGGTCACGGCACCGGACCCGGTCAAGCAGCAGGCCACGCAGCTTCAGTTGCAGGGCGCGGCGGCCACAATCCAGAAGACGCAGGCCGAGACCCAGAAGCTCACGGCGGACGCAGGCAAGGCCCAGACCGGCGCGATGCTCAATATGGCGAAGGCGCGCACCGAAGGCACGCCCGACGCTGGCGCACCGCCGCCGTCGCCGCTCGATGTCGCGCAGCAACTGGCCGAGATCAACGAGACCAACGCTACCGCCGCGCACAAGCGCGCGTCGGCCAACACGCTCGATCACAAGGCGCTGCTGTCGCCGCTGCAGTTGCTCGCAGAGCACGCCCAGCGCAACGCCGATCGCAGCGTCAATGATTTCCATCAGGGTGCTAATCGTCTGATGGATAGCTTTCATCGCGGCCAGGATCGCGCGCTCGATCATTTTCATCGGATGAAGGATCGCGATGCGCAGGCACAGCAGCGGATCAATTCGGGAATTTAAGACGCCGTCAGGGGCGTAATCCTGACCACGTCCGCCGTGAACGACATCACGGCCACGCCGCCGGGAGCGACATCCCGGCCACGCTGCACTGGTGAGCGATATCACCGGGAGGACCATGACAATGACGGATATTACCCAAGGCGCAGATGCGCCTGACGATGCTGCGTTGTTTGAAGAGGCAACCGGCACCACACTTGAAGAGTTCGAAAACCCCAAGCTCGCGCCGGAAAAGCCCGCCGACACCACGGTGAAGCCCGGCGAGAAGCCACCGGAAAAGCCTGCACCGCAGGAAGAACCGCCGATCCCGGCGGGACGCTTGCGGGAAGAGAGCGAGGCGCGGCGGCGTGCGGAACGTGAGCGCGACGAGTACGCGGCACGTATCGCGGCCCTGACGCGTCAGCAGCCGCAGCAGCAACAGCAACCGGCCAAACAACCCGACGTGTTCGAAGACCCGCAGGGCTTCGTCAGGTCGATCGTGCAGCCGCTGATGGAGCAGCAGAAGCAGGAGATGCAGTTACAGCGCGAAGCCTATTCGATGGATATGGCCTCGCAGCGGTTCGGTCCCGAACTGGTGATGCATTCCCGGCAGGCTCTTGAGCACTTCATGAAGAATGGCGACCCACTGGCGTGGGCGACCTACAACCGCGCCATGCAAAGCCACGATCCCTACGGCGTGATCGCCGGTTGGTATCATGAGCGCGCCACGCTGCATGAAATCGGTGGAGATCTGAACGCCTTCCGCAAGCGCGAGCGCGAGGAAGCGTTGAAAGATCCAGAACACCTCAAGGCGGCGCTCGAATTTGCCAAGTCGCAAGCCACGACCAACGGCGCGTTCGTCAATCAATCCGTCAAGTCACCGGTCCCCAAAATGCCATCGCTCGGAAACATCGGCGCAGGCGGCGGGGATGCCCAAGTCACTGAACCCTCCGATCTCGAACTTTTCCGGGCCGCAACTACAGCAAAGCGGCGCTGAGAGGCATCGCAACAGCGAGCCTGATAACGCGCCGCGACCCCATGGGGTGCGGCAATGCTTACTTCCAATCACGTAGCTAACGAACTCATCAAATTCCGTCGCAACGTCATTTCCGATTTTCTGCGACGCTCGCGTTTCGATCCGTTCATGGGTGCGACCTCCACGTCGGTGATCGTCCGCATGGCCGAACTCGAGGCCGATGGCAAAGAGATCAACGTGCCGCTGGTCAACCAGTTGTCCGGTGCCGGTGTCGGTGCCGGGACGCTGCGCGGCAATGAAGAAATGATGGACAGCTATGGCTTTCCGGTGTGGGCCGATTGGGCACGCAACGCGATTGCCAACAACCGTGCGTCCAACAAGGAAAGCTCGTTCAACGTCCGATCCACCGCGCGTGATCTGTTGCGCGGCTGGTCGCGCCGCATCGTGCGTGACGACCTTGTGGACACGCTGCTATCGATCCCGACCGGCACCATTCAGGCGGGCCGCCTGCAGGCACCGGGCAATCGCATCAACGGCGTCACGTTTGCGGCCTCGACCACCGCCCAGAAGAACTCTTGGACGGCGGCCAATTACGACCGCATCCTGTTCGGGGCCAAAAACAGCAACTACTCTTCGACGTTTGCGACCGCGATGGGCAACATCCTCGCGCCCACCGGGTCAGGTTCTACGTATGTCGCCAACGACAGCATGTCGGCGGCGGTGGGATCGATGGCCAAGCAATTGGCCAAGCAATCCGGCGTCACCCCGAACCTTCCCGGCTTCTACAACGGTCGCCCCAAGATCACGCCTTGGGAGATCGAAGAACTCGATGAAGAAATGTATGTCTGCTTTATCGGGGATCGCGCGTTCAAGAGCCTGCAAAACGATCCGACCATGTTCCAAGCCAATCGCGATGCCCGCGCCCGCGAGGGCAACGCGACCACCACCAACCCGATCTTCACGGGCGGCGCGTTGCTCTATGATGGCGTGCTGTACAAAAATATCCCCGAAATCACCCAGCGCCTGATCCTGCTTTCGGGGACCGTCAGCAACACCGTCGATGTCGAGCCGTACTTCCTGTGCGGTCAGGCGGCGATGGCCTATGCGATGGGCCAGATGCCGCGCCCGACCCAGCTTGAGGACGGCGACTATGAGTTCGTCACCGGCCTCGGCATCGAGACCCAGTACGGCGTGGCGAAGATCGCCAAGGCCCCGCAGTCATCGAGCCAAGCGCCCGCGAGCGACCTCGGCACGCTGGTGGATTGGGGCATGGTGACCGGCTTCGTCGCCGCGCCTGCCGCAGCCTGATTAACAGCGCCGGGGAAATAACTCCCCGGCGTTTTCTCTCCCCACCCGGAAAGGGAAACCAAAATGGTCTATCGGAAAGATTGGGGCCAGCCCATGCAAGGGCTACAGGGCTTCGCACGCAACATGAAAGCCTTCGGTCGCAAGATCAATTTGAACGCGGGCGATCTCGGCACCACCAACAACGTCGTCGGCGGCTTCATCGTCCCCGGCGGCTTCATGATCCTCGGCTGGTACGGCAACGCAGTGCCCGTCTTGGGACCGGCCTTGAGCCTGTCGATCGGCGATCCTGCCGTCCCCAACCGCTATTTGTCGGGATCGAATATCGGCGTCGCGGGCGGTGCGTTCCCGGCGATGGCTGCGACCGGGCTGTTCTTTCGCACCTTCACCGACACCGAGATCCAGATCCTGATCGCGACGCAATCCTCCGCGCCCGCGCCCGGCGTGCTCGAATTTTACATGTTCGGGATGACCGTCTGAGATTTCATGTGAAACAAAAAGGACCGCGATCATGACCCAAAAACTGACGGTGATCTACAAGGCCCCGCCCGGTGACAGCAAGGTCACCGAAGCGTTCGGCCACACCTTCTATGACGGCAAGCCGGAAGATATCGAGGTGGACGACGAGACCGCCGAACGGATCAAGCGTAACCCGGTGTTCCAGCCCGGCGGCAAAGCGGAGCCGCCCCCGGAGCACGAAAAGCACAAACAGAAATAACAGCAGGGGCCGGTTAATCCGGCCCTTTTTCTTTTGGGGCTTTCCAATGTCGCTGACCCATACCTCGGCAGAACTGATCAACAAGGCCGCCAGCATCCTCGGCAAGTATGTGCCCGGCGAGGCGCTCGGCGCGGTCGAGCATGACACCATCGATAGCTGCATCGATGACGTGCTGGAGGAGATTGCGAAAATCGTCATGGTCCCCGACCGTGACGCGATCCCCAACCTGCTGTTCGAAACGATCGCGCGGCTGGTTGCGATTTATGCGGCGGCGGCATTTTCCAACACGCAAGCGCCGCTGCAGGCGATCCAAGATCACGAGCAGCGGCTGCGCTATCTGGTGGCGCAAACCCCGACCTACGAAATTTTGCGCACGCAATATTTCTGATGACCAATGTTCCGTTTCCGCTGATCAGCGCACCGGGCAGCAGCAAGCCACAGGCCGGGGGTGGCCGCCTGATCAACTGCTATCCCGAGACGCTGTCGGCGACCGCAGGCATGCCCTATGCTTACTGGCGGGTGCCGGGCATGGGCGCGTTCGGCACCGTGCCATCAGGCCTCTATCGCGGCGGCATTCAGGTTCAGGGCACGTTCTACGGGCTGTTCGGCACCACGGTCTACACATGGACCTCGCTCGGTGGTGCGGGCGTGGCGTTGACCGGTTCAATACCCGGCACCGCCGATTGCTTCTTCGCGCAG